AAGTTAAAAAAAAAAACCGTGCATTTTTATTTAAAATTTAAATTTTATAGTTACACATTTATGTGAGTGACTAAAAGTAATAGAACTAAAGAGTTCATGATTAAAATATAGTCTTTTAAATCCTGATACATTTTTTTTATAAACATATTATTTTTATGTGGGGCATGAAATTAAAGGATCAAAATTCTTTACAAAGCCGTACATCCTAGCATATTTCTCTAGCTTTTTATAATTGTCCCAAAATTCCGTCGTGTGACCGTACGAATCGGTAACTATATGTGCAATTTCATGTAAAACAATAAACAAGACAACATCTTTTTCTATAAATTTGTCGTTTTCGTCTCTTAAACATACTCTTATTTCTTTTCCCTTGTTTACAGTGTATCCGACTTCGGGTTCATTTTGGGGTCTTTCACCCAACACAAGATTTTTTACTTTGTAGTTTAGGGTTTTTGTTTTTGCTTCGGAAAATACTCTATTTTGTGTCAAATAGTGTACAAAGCTTTCTAAATCTTTCATTATATTTTCCAATTGTTGAACAGTCTCATCATATTCATAATATCTTCTAACTTTAAATTTTCTTCCATTCTTATAAACTGTCTTTGTCCCGTCATCTAATAACCAAATTATTATTAATACTAAAACTATAATAATCATTTTTAATTAACATACAAAAAAACATTAAAAATATTTTAATGTAAAATAAAAAAAAATAAAAAAGTTAAAACTTATTTCAAGTATACGCATAATTCGCTTTAGAAGGATATGTTTGTACTGCCTTAGGTGGAATAGCTGCCTTGGAAATAGCTGCCTTAGGTGGAATAGCTGCCTTAGGTGGAATAGCTGCCTTGGGGAGAATAGCTGCCTTGGGAAAAGGTGCTGCTTTTGTGTAAGGAACTGTTTTGGATGAATACGTATTGAAATCGTATGTGGTGTTTTCGGAACCAAATAACAACAAAACTATGATAATAACAACAACTAAAACTATACCAGCCATATACTTGTTTTCTTTAACAAGTTCTAAATATTTATCTATCTTTTTTTTGTATGATTTTTCAGAACTTTCATTGTTGTTGTTACTGTCATTACTTCTGCGATTACTGTCACTATTACTGCCGCTATTACTGTCACCATTACTGTCGCTATTACTGCCGCTATTACTGTCGCCATTACTATCGTTGTTACTGGAACCATTACTGTTATCTCCACTGTTATTATTTTTACTATCGTCTGAACTATTATCAGCTGCGGATCCTACACCACCACCACCACATGTATTTTCAATATTAACTCCATCTAAGTTGGCATTTCCCGCAGTGCTTATTTCACTATTACAAACATTCAACTCCATTGTAGAATCATATTTATCTCTATTTCTAAATTTTGTAATAAACGATGTAGAATTATTACTAGTTGCATCTAAAGGAGATTCATTTATAAAATTACTACCGGGTCCCCATGCAAGACATGGTTCTATTCCTTTCTGTCTTGATGTAAATGTATTGATGACTTCTTTGAAGTTTTTTTTACTGTAAGAGTATTCCGAAAGATTTACACCAAAAAAAGCATTCTCTGCGCACGAATCCGGTGATAAAATCATGTTGCATATAGGATCCATATATGCATTTTCTTTTGGAAATGAAGGATCTTTGTTTATAATAAAACTTTTACAGTAATCTCGAAACAACGTGGTTGTATCTATAAAAGCACTACCATCACTCGTTCCGCTCCATGATTTTGCTTTAGGACTTTTTTTTAAGTTTTCGTAATAACTTTTGAATTCTTTTCTATGTACAGGATTGTACAACAAATACCATATACCGTTTTTTTTGTGTAAAATAAATTTTAAATCTTCCGTAATAATATTATTATAATCGTATTTAAATTGGTTTTCATGTTTTTTGACAAGTTGCTGTAAAGAATTTGCCGTCTGGGCAACATCATTTATTCTTAAAGCATGTAGTATTACAAATTTGTCCGAACCATTTGTGGTACCTTGTATGTTTCCATAATCGCTGAAATAAAACTTTGAAGGATAGTTTAAACCTTTTGTTACTTTTTCAGACTCATCTTTACTCAGTTTCTTAATTATAAAAAAATTACCTTTTGATGGACCATGTTCTATTTTCAACCAAAACTTTTTATTTAGTTTATTATTAGGATCGATATTTGAAATTGTAATATTTTGTGTAAATATATCAGGAAGGTTTACCATTTATATTAAAATATAATTTTTATTTAGTAGGATTTAAGAGAAAATCATCAGAGAGGTACGCCTTTTTGTGGTAGAAGAGGAGGTAAACCTTTTGGTAGTAATGGAGGAGGTAAACCTTTTTGTGGTAATTGAAGAGGGAAACTTTTTGGTGGTAATGGAGGAGGGAAACTTTTTGGTGGTGTTGGAGGAGGAAATCCTTTTGGAGGTAATGGAGGAGGAAATCCTTTTGGTAGTACAGGATGCATTTGCATTAAATTAGGCTTATTCATACTTTTTTTATTAAAACTTGCTAATATTGCAAATAAGATTACAACAACGCCAACGACCATAATCAATTTACCCATACTACTTCCACCTTCCATTACAGTTCCAATTGCATCTGTATTTCCTTTTGCGAGTTCTTTTGCCAAGTCATTCAATCCTGCACTTTCGGTGGTAGTGTCTGAAGATGATGCCGCATCAACTGTCATCTCTGTCGCAGTTTGTACACCCATGTCGATTGCACTTGCCTGTAAAGCTTCTACTGCCATAGAAACACAAACATCTTGGTCAATCACAACATTTTTCATATTTATTCCCGCGGCCGATATAATTTCAATAAGTCCATCCGCATTTTGTGATACTTTTGTATTGTTAATTACATTTTGTATGTTCTTTGTAATATTCTGTTCGTTATTATTTATATTTTGTGTAATAAGTTGCTTTGTGTTTGTACTGAGTGCATTTGTACCGGCGGTTTCAGACAATTTTGCATGCGCTGCCGCATTTGCAATTTTTTTACTGATTTCTATTATTTCTTGATTATTAATAAGCTGTTGGACATTTAACACTTTAACGGTAGACTTTATTTTATTTTTTATGACAACACCTTTCATGTTTAGAGTTCCTATAGCAGACTCATAAGCTTTTGCGGAAGCTTTTGTAGCAAGATCCAACGAACTTTTAACACTCTTGGAAATGTCTCCTTTATCGTATAGTGCAAGTGTTCGCAATGTTGATTCGTGTCGTTTTGTGTAACCGTCTTCTGCCATTTTTTTTGCTTCATCGGAGACACGAGTTTTTATTTTCACCTTTGCACTTGCACTACTTGAAACCTGCATTTCGGAAGTATTGTTATTAATCGTACATTTTACATTATTTGTTAAGATGTGAATGTTGGAAGCATTCATCAAAAAATTACCACAACCTTTTTCAAATTTTTCGTCTTTAGCTTTTAATCCGGAAACACCCATACTCATAGATCCACCAAGACCACCCAATAAACTAGCTTTTCCACTTGCTTGAAAAGATGAAAACTCGTTTTTGGAACTTTTGATACATTCTTGATTCATCCCCAATTTCTCTCCAAGTTTTCCAATATCTTGTTCAAACTTCTTAGGATCAAATTTATTTTGTCCGCAACCTTCAGATTCGGACATTTTTTTATTGTAAACAATTATTTTTACTAAACTAATTTGTATAATTTAGGCGCGTGTCTAATCCACAAACCCACACCTCCCCGAAAAAAAAATAAGAAAGTGGAAGACAACGAATGTATGCTGATTCACAACAGGACGATGGCTTCCATCTCAGTTTTCATAACTACGCTAATAAGTATAAACGATTAGCATACGAAAATTTTCCTTTAAGTTTATTATTTTCATGGGACGAAAATGAAGACGAAGGTATCACACGGTTAGACAATAAAGAAGACTGTCGAAAACTGGCTCTTTGGAAAGCTTCTAAAAAGTTCCAGAAATGTTTTGATTTGAATCGTTCTTACCGTGAAAACAAGGGAGACCCTGACAAAATGGAAGAAGACATTTTTAAAATGTTTTGGCATTTTTATAGAGAAGAATACCCTAACGAATACTCTATGAGAATGAACCCTCAGAAATTCGAAAAATCGTGCAGGTCGAACATAAATAATATTAGGGCTCAAATATATCATAAAAGACGGGAAGAAGATCGTGCAATTCGTTTACGAGGTGCAGTTAAAAGATACGAAAAGGAAGAAGAATATAGAAGTAAAATTGGAGATGAAGAGTTTAATCGAAGAATGAAACAAGAAAAGCTAGAAAAACATAAAAAGGGTTCAAACAGTGATGAAAAATATTTGGCTTTTATTTTATGGAGAAAAAACGAGCTTAAAAACGAAAAAAGTATTTATTTCAAAGATTCATCGGAATCTAAAAATGTCTTTTACAAATTTTACAATACTGACTATAACACTGCATCAAAAAAACAAACGTCATTCTTTATGAAAGAAGAATTTTCAGAATGTCTAAGCTTTTTTTTAAACAAAAAAGACTGCAACATATGGATAGAAATAAATGAAGGTGGATTTGGAAACATATCTACAAAACACGCATGGTTGGATAAAGGTTTTTTTTCTATAGATGGTGCAACTAGAGAAAAAACCGTTTCCGGTAATGTAACTTACTATGCATTTCATCCAGTTAAAGGACTTTTAACTTCAATCGATAAAACATCTACAAATATGAGGATTCTTTTTCCTGTCGAACACAGAATGTTTCAAGAGTATACAGATTTAGAAAATGGAGAGTATTTAGGAATACCAAAAAATTGTCATAACAGATGCCATATACTTAGGACAACAAACGGAAACATAAGATTCAAAGTATCAACCAAACAATTATCCTTTATGATATCAAACTACAATCTACCAGATTGTGTTACAAAGACAAAAAACGATGTCATAAGTTTAGTAGAAAATGATGGTATGGAAACCATAGAAGAAAGGTTAAAGAAGTCTATACATGATAGACACGAGTCTAACAGACACAATGGACTTAAAGTACAAGAAGCGTTAACAAAAAAAGTGGATTCCAAAGTAAAAGAAAAAAGTTTAAACCAACTTACAACAATTGTGTCTTTGTTTGAAAAAGGCTTGTTAACACAAGAAGAATTTTCGGCAGCCAAAAAAAAACTACTCGAAGTGTAAATAAACAGTTTTAAGAGTTTATAATTAACTCATAATTTTAAATATTTATTTTTCACACTTGGGCTGAAATCCCAAATAATGGTATTTCCATTTTTTATATGAATCTGTGTAACATGTAACATCTAATCCAGACGATTTTATTTTATTGGCAAAATTTTTACATTTTGCAAAATCTTCAGCTTCAGTATCGGCACTGTCGGCAAACGCACCAGACTCATCTTTCGTCAGCCTCATATAATTTCCAGCCCCTCCTGTATAAAAACACTTGAACGGATATTTTTCAGAAGCGTTTTCGTTACCAGTTGCCTGTTTATTTATTTTTTTGAGTTCACGCACACACGAAGGTGAATTCTTTTTAGTTCTCATGTATACAAAAGAACATTTACCATAATGTCCTTGTGTGCAATCTATTCCTTCAAATTGTTCGCATGATTTATGTTTTACGCAAATAGTATCTTCGTTGTACACGTCATCGTTTGTGGTTATGTACTTATCTCTACATACTGTTCTGTCTTTACATTTTCGGTCGGATACTTTTGTCGGCTCTTTAGTTTCGAACTGATTCAAAGAACACGTCGTTACTTTATTGCAACTATCTCCAGACTTGAAATATTCAGCTTTACACTCACATGTACGATCTGTCGTCTCATCTCCTTCTAAAACTTCTATTTCATTATCATTACACAAAGTTTTGTCTGTGCAAACATTGTTTTGTTTGTACTCAGAACTTTTACATTTTAATACAGTCTTATCTTTTTTAACGGTTGGTTTATCAGGTTTATCAACCGGGTCAGTCGCTGGTTTTGTAGGATTAGGTTCTGTTTGTGTCGGTTTATTCGTGTCAGCATCTTCTTGTAGTAAAAGTATTGTAAAAATAACTACTACAGATATTAATAAAAAAATAACTACTTTTTTTACATTACTTGTTTTTTGAGGTTGTGGTTGTTGATAATGCGGATACATTTTTACTTTAACAAAAAAAATAAATTTAAAATCCTATATTCCTGAAAGGCTCTTCTCCTACTTTTTGTACATGAACAGTAAGTTTCACACCGGAAACCAAACTGTAAGGAACGGTTTTACATGTTTTTTTAACAATACCATGCACATCTCGTAGAACACAATGAACTTTATCTCGTGTACCTTTCTCTCGTGTCTGAAAAACCACATGTACTTCTTTCAGATTAAAAAAAAGTGCCAAATCGGCATGCACTTTTTCAAGTGCGTTGATCACTGTATCTTTATGCATTACGTTTTTAACTCTTTTTACTTCGACTGCAACATTTCCGTTTTTTGTTTTGAAAATTGCATCTGGAACCTTACGTCTTGGGTAAAGCATAGAAAGTGCTTTTTCTGATGCAATTTGATCTTTGGGTTTGAATCCAAGATATTCGAATGCTAATATTTCTGAATAATCTGAATTCGTACACAAACTTCTTACTTCAAAACATTTGGAATTTTCATTCTCCTTTATAGGAGCCTTCTTTACAACAGCGGCGAATGACATCGTCGTGGAAGGCTGAGTCGGCGTGTGATGTAGAAGCATGGTCGAATCTGATTCAGTTTGATCTCAATCACGAAGGACTCTAACATAAATTTTATATTTTTCTTGTTTCAAATGTCTTATATATTCTTCTAATAATACATTCTAACGTTTCCGCTCATTATTGGCCTTCACTTATTATAGAAAAACTAACTTCCCAAAGCATGTTCTGTACATTTTGTAACACAGACACATATAAAAGTAATTACAAGAGCGTAAATCCAAGGACCTAACAAGCTCAGTTCACTCATGCGTTCAAACATTTTTTGGAATGCAGAGTTCCAAGCTAATGCGGTTATAAACGAAAAAGAGTTTATAAACACTTTTAAGTATGCCTTTCCATAATTTTTTGTTTTTATTTTGATTGCTTCTGTCTTCATTTTTTTAAATATAATTTTTTAAATTATATTTTTTTATTAATTTGCTTTAAACAAACAAAAAATATATAATAAGAAAAATTTATGTCATTTCCGTGTCACTGTCTGAGACATTGCTGTGGACAAAAATGTCACAAGAAAACTTAAAATGAAATTAAAATGATTACTTGGTTTTCTCAAGTTGGTCAAGACAAACTGGTCCACTCTTTGTTTCCTCAATCAGGGATATTTGTCGATTTGGCGGCAAATGATCCGTATGAAAACTCGAATACGGCTGCCTTGGAAAAATTAGGTTGGAGGGGACTATGTATTGATCCTACTTTGCGATCCAAACAATTATTTCATAATTCTAATCGCTCATGTGAATTTGTGAATTCTGTAGTTGGTTTTGGAAACGAGTCTGTGCTTTTCCGTGAAATTACTCCAATACGTGAAAATCGTCATTCATGGATGTTTGGATTATCAAGTGTTGTTTCTGATCGATTCTCTAAAACGTGTTGGGGAAAAGGATATTGTATTTCAGTATCTGAAATGAATCGTCGAGGATTAAAAGTTGATCATCGTATCATGAATGTAGATACTTTAGACTCAATCATGAAACGTTTTGGAATTCAAACTGTAAATTATTTATCGTTAGATGTTGAAGGATTTGAATTTAATGTTCTATCCGGTTATTCTAAAACTCCTCAATTACTTTCTATTGAAAAACCAAACAATCGCTGTCGGCGTATTTTACAAAAAAAGCACATGAAATTATTAAAATCTCTCGGGAATTTTGGCGAAGAATTTTGGATAGCACATTAGTACGATCAACTACTCACTCTACGCTGTATCTGTAAAAGAAGTTTCTGTTCTCGGTTGACAAAGTGACACTGTATCCGGTGAGTCAGCTTCTCCTCTATTTCCCAAGAGACTCAGAGTCGTGCTCTGGATCAAACACAAAAAAGATGCCAACCCGATCCGGAACGATCTTCTCTACGACAACGACCTCATCAAACGAGGCGCAACACCCCGTCTCACAAGTTTTCGAAATTTATCCATTTCTTCGAGAAGAAATGGATGTGTACGATTTGAAACACTTTATTAACCATCTTGCGGTTCAAGAACTTTACGATTTTAGTCTTCTTTTGGAAGACCAACCAACTAAAGAATAGTTTAATGTGATGTACAACCAAAAACATTTGAAGATTTTGAAACTTTGTATATTTTTTTTTATTTATTTAAAAATGCATTTAACGTCTACCTTAAAAAACGTAATAATTGGTTTTTCTGTAATGACAGTCACCTCAATCAAAACAGTCGACGAAATTCACATAAACCTAGAATCGATTCTAAATCAACCACCACCATCACATCCTTTACCACTGTGGCAACCATCGATTTATGGTTTTTTTTCAGATAATAGTTTTACTCAAAGCAGCGGAAATGTTGTAAAACAAAGTTTTAGATATTTTCCGACATCACACAACATCACACAACATAACTTGTAACTCTTTAAAAATATCAAATAGTTCTGGTGTTAAAATAATATCTTCAAGAACAAATGACGTTTGTGTGGGAAAAAATGATGGAAACGGGTTTGAAAAAAATTATTACATAGGAACATACAACAACTATTATTTACAATATACAGGAGATGCACCCCAAACCTATCTAACGTTATCAGAAATAGAAACAAACGTTTCGTTTACAAAAGATGTCAAAGTAAGTGAAAATGTGTATAAAACTTACAAATATATACCAATAACGTATGATACAACGTGTAATAATTTGTTTGGAACAACAAACTATACTGGTGTAAAAATTAAAATAAACAATACATTATATTGTAACGGTATCGCTGTAGGTTTTGAACCGAATTTGTTTTTGGAAAAATATAAAACTTATGAAGTAGAAATTGAAAGTTGGAAAGAAAACTTTTATGTCGACTTGACACCGTCTTCCGAAACTATTTGTTTGAACACATGTGGTGATTATGGCCCAGGCAATAACTATGAAGAGAATGGGAATTGTAATGATGGAGGACCAGACTCAAAAGATTCAGAATGCACTTATGGTACAGATTGTAATGA